TCTTCTTCAATTTCTTTAAGTTGTTGTGCTATTTCAGGAGGAAGTTTTTCATAACGAGTAGGATAAAAATCTGCTTCACTATATTTAGTTGTTGGCATTGAAGCAGCATCTGGATGTTGAAATTTTTGTGTTGCTTTTAGACGAGCATCTTCTATAGCTTTTCTAGATCCTATATTTCCTTCTGCACGAGATAAACCACCTAAAGGTTTATCACTTGTAGGAGAATATACACTAGCTTGTGTTCTAGGAATAGGAGGTTCAAAACCTCCAACAACATCATCAGGCATATAATTTGTTCTAGCACTTTCTATTTCAGCAGAAGCAGGACTAGCTAAAGGATCTGTACCTTGTGCTTCTCGTGCTCCTTGTCTTGCTTTTTGAAGATTTCCAGCAGCATTTTCAGCACGTTCTACAGCATCAAAAGTATATGGGCTAGAATCATCAAAATCATTAAAACCATGTTTCTTTGTATGCTTTATAGTGTCTACAGCATCTGTATTAATTTTTTTGGCTTTTAATAATGCCATTAAAGCTTCTCGTATTAAATTTGCATTAGCCATTATGTTAACTCCACAAAAGTAAATGTATTAGGGGTTGATGTTACAGGATCAAGACTTATTGGTGTAGAATTGTAGGTATTCTTTAATTGTTTAACTCGTGCTTCAAAAAGTAATTGAAACTTTTGAGTGGCATTTGGATTAGTACCATCATCTTCAAGATAATCGAAAACAGTACCTAATATAAGAGCTTGATCATCAAAGTCTATTTCATCTGTACTTACAAATGTGTCTGGTTTTGTTCTGTATTGTAAAATGATATCTCCAGTAGATGCTTTAGGCCATATATTAAAAACTCTTGTGGTTTTATAAGTACTTGTAGGTCCAAGAGCCTCATAATGTACAGGAGTAGTACCACTTAATTCATAAGGATTAGTAGTTAATCCTGATATAGTGGTTAGTGGTGTATTAGAATTTTCTGGAAATATTACTCGTATATCTTCAAAGCGTTTAACTGTGTTTGTTAAGTCTGTTGTTACTAAACCTAGTGTACCATCTAAAGTTAATTTAGCCCAAGAAAGAAATTGAGGCCAAAACACTTCATCAAAAAGAACATCAAACTTATGTTGAATCATTTCAGCTATTCGATCTTCAGCATACGTTTGTACACCAGTACCAGCTACCATTGATAATCTATCTGCTGTACGAACTATTAGTTGGGATAATGTACTCATTAAATCCTACAGTTTTTGGAAAATAGCGAGAGAGTGAAGGGGAGGACAACACTCTCTCACTAATCTTCTATGCCTAGCCGTTATAGTGCGCGACACCATGAAGATTACTTGTGTTACACAAGTAACGGATTTCTTGCACAATAGACCCATTACTAGCTGATGCACCATCAAACGTACCACGAGGATCTCCTGTAGTAGCTGTTTGAGGATCAGTAGTAACAGCAGCTGTTAATGCTCCAGCAGCTACAACACCATCTTCAGTATCACTAAGAAGACTTGTTCCAGCATAAGGAATACCAAGCTTATCTGCCCAACCTACATCAACAGTATCACCAGCAGCTCCGGCAGCAACATCTAGTCTATCCACATATTTAAATGCTTTTACACCAGCAATCACACCAGTACCACTAAGAGTGATATTCTCTTTCATAGGTTGTCCAAGATAATCACGACCACTAATAGTGCATACGTGATTAGATCCAGAACTACCTGTGCAAGATAAGGTACGACCATACGTAGCGTCAATCATACCAGCAGTTGAAGTCAGACTAGTAGAACTACCATCAAAGGTATTCTTATAGTCTGCTGAAGTGTAAGAAGTAGCAGAGTCAGTAGCACTAACTCCATCCCAGATTCCATCAGCATCAAGAGTTGCTGGTGCTCCAAGACTTACTATTACAGAATCACCTACAACATCGGCAGCAAATTCCATTAGTGGAACATACTGACTAATAGTTCTAGGGTAGTTATCAGCGTAAACTTTCGCCATGAGTTTTCTCCAATTAGGTTACGTGATGGACTTTAGAGTTCTTTGAAACTTTAAGCTTTTGTTCAGATCTAGCTCGGAGAGAGGTATCGGAGGCTGCTCCCATATCATCTCCTGTCTCCATATTTACTAAGTGAACTTTATCTAAAAAACCTTGTCGTTTCATTTCATCTTCAGTCCAAACATGAATTGAGGCTCCATTCGGAAAATACACCATCCATCCAGCATCAACTTCTTTGTCGGCATAATCAAAACCTCCAAGAAGTGTACCTTCTTTGTCTTTCTTAGGTGATGCAATTCTTCGTTTTGCCTGTCCTTCTATTTTATGTACTTCAAAACGTGGTTTAATTTGCTCAGTCATCCCCTTGTCTCCTTTACTAAGAATTAATTAAAACAGCATGTGTACGGAAAGCTTTCCACAAGCACCATTGTCCTTGCCAAACAATCCTACGTCCATGAGCATCAATCGTCCAAGGAGCAACAAGCTCTTTGACCTTCATGTTTACATGCTTAAGGATATGTAAGCGTAGATACTTACTGTTAATGAAATAAGCTTTATTAACAGGGCAATCTTCGTCATACATCATTGGAATGTTTTGGTGTTTAACACCAGAAAAACCTAGATCCATCATCTTTTGGCCTGAGTTAGAGTCAGACAAATTAATGACAACTTTATCACGTACAGCTGTACGATAATGACGAAATAGATTACGTCCACAAAGAATAACATCAGGCTTATCACCTTTAAGAGTAACATCCATAAGGATATCATCAAATGCTTCTTCAATGTTTGTGCTATCTAAGTTGCCATTAAAATCATAAGCAGAAGTACGCCATTGAGTTTCATTAGCTCGACTGATGTTTCCAACAGTACCAGTAGTAGGATCATCTGGAATTAAAAGACCAAGACCTTGTGGGTCAGTACCAGCACCAGAAGCATAGAGATACTCTGAGAATTTCTCTTTAATACTTTCTTCCAGTACATCTACTTTAGCTTTCATAAGCTTAAATATTTGTGCTGCACCTTGGTTCTCGTCTTCTTCTTGATCACTAATAACAACTGAACCACCTACTCGTGCCCAGTTATATGTTACAGTATCAAACTCACTTGTCTGAGCAATTGGCTGTTCGTCAAAATACTCAAAAGAAGTGATATTTGGGTTACGACCCAGAGTTAATGGGTTCGTAATTTCGTGACCACCGTCCTCGAATTCAACACGATTGTTTGCGAAAGCCCATGCCATTAAAGCATTAGACTTAATAGAAGCAAGAATAAGTTTCTTACGACTACGAGTAAGTGTTGATTCCAAAACTGTGGCTATTGGTGTTGAAGCCATAGTAATAGTCTCCGTTAATTAATGCCAGCATCAGACATAGCTTGTCTAATGATGTCATCCGTTGAAGTTCTAACATCTGCTACTTGAGCTGTGTCAGTAACATATGTTTGCGGTACACTCCCACCTTCGGGAGGTTGTGGTTGCGTATTTGCTTCAGAATTAGTTTTAGCATCTTGTTCAGCTTGTAACTGTTCTAAAGATTTCGTCCAGTCTAAACCACGCTGAAGGTAATAGTTCTGGAGTTTTAAATACGCGGCTTCAACTGAAAGACTACTATCTTCTTGTAGAAGTCGGGAAAGAGAATTTTCGTGAACTGCAGCATCAGGGTGAGCATTAGAAAAGTTGTTGTAAATCTCTGTTGCTTTTTCAGTTGCTTCTCTAGTTTCTATTTCTTTATTTCTATCGCTAATAATGGGAGATAAAGCATTATCAAGCATTTGCTTCATAGCACCCATATCTGCTCCACCATTAACAATGGCATCTACATTGTAACCTTCACTCTGAGCTTGTGTCAACATATATTGGAGTGTCTCTACTGGATTGTCCTTCCAAGCAGATACTATTTGTGCTCCTGTTGTCACTTCTTCTGGTGTTAAGTTATATTGTGTTCCAACAGTTCCAGCATTATTAATAGCTTCTAGTTGGCTTTTAAGTGTTTCTACTTCCTTAGAGTACTGGTCTGCACGTTGTTTTTCGCGTTGTGCAGTTTCGTAGAATCTTCGTTCTTTTCCTCCAGTAGCGATGACGTTTCCGTTTGCATCAACGAGGTCTTGGGGACCATTAGCTTTTTGTTGTTGCTGTTCATCTGTGCTTCCGTCAGCACTTTGTTGATCACTGGCTGGAGGTGACGATTCTTTAGTGTTCGCTGTCTCTCCCGAATCTTGTTCTGTAGTGTTCTCTGTTGTAGTCTGTTCATCCCCTTCTCCTATACTAGATAGAATTTCTTCGTCTGTATTTAACATTTCCTGTTCTTGCATAATCGTCCCCTTTTATTGCAATGGTTGAGTTGGTTGTGGTGAAGCTGCTTGTTGCCCCTGTTGTTGCACTAATTTTATTGCACTTTCAAGAGCTTGAGCAGGTGGTACTCCAGATTGTATAGCACTTTGTACTTGTTGCTTAACTTCTGGGGGTAATTGACCTAATACTTGTTGTAATTGTTCAGGACTAGCATTAGCTATTTCAGGTTGAGCTTCTGGCTGTGGTTGAGGAGGTTGTTGTGGTGCTCCTCCTCCTCCTTGCTGTTGCTGTTGCTGTTGTTCTAATGCTTGTTGTAATTCTTGCCAATCTTCTTCTCTCATAGTTACTTCATCAAATGCTTTTTCCATAACTTGCATCATCATTTTTAGTACTGGTCCGGGAGCAGCATTAACAAATTGTCCTAAAACTTGTCCAAATTCTAAGGCTTCTTCTTTCTTTGCAGCACTAGTAGGTTTTTGTGTACTACCACCTAATACTTTTAGAGATAATGCAGCTATTCCTTCTTTATCCAAGTTTTCCCATTCTATTTCATCACCAATAAGACTTTTAACTACACGTTCATCCATATTCATTAGACATAATTGAGCAATACCCCAATAAATAGCTCCAATCCAATCTTCTATTTGATCAGATTTTTCATCAACTCTCATATTAGCTGCACCAGAGTTTGCTTGTACTGCAGCAGTATTAGTATTTGTTTTAAATTGTTCACCTCTCATAACAGTACCAACAGATGATATTCTATCTATTGCCTGATATAACTCTTCTTTATCAAAAACTCGTTCAAACTGTAAAGAAGGAGGAGTAACAGAACCTATTACATCATTGATTTTCATTTCTGGAGGAATATTTAGTCCTCTAGCTGTGCCATCATCTCCATTAAGTACTGCTGTAGCATCAGATTGTGATATTAAATTACTATTAAAGAAGATATTACGTCTTGCCCAACGTCTTGCTCTACGTTTTTCATCAGTAATCTCATTAATAGCATCTTGTTGATCTAAGTAATAAGATACTTCACCCTTAGTTATTGGTCCATTAGGAGATTCAAAGAATGTTAATGGATAATATGGGAAGAATGTATCTAATTGAGTTGGATCATCCCAAACCCATATAGGCCAAGTCCAATCATTACTGTTAAATAACAACACTCTACGAGTAGTTTTATCCCAAACAAAGTGAACTTTAGTCATCTTAGCTTTTTCAAAGGCTTCTTGATCATTAAAGCCAAAAGACTTAGCTGTTTCATTCTTATCATCAGAATACAAAGAAAAGTTATCATTATCTTCTAGTCCATCATCTTCCCCTAAACTAGCTTTCATTACATGAGTAGGTTGATAAATAGACTTATATTCTTTCTTTCCTTTATCTTTTCTACCATACTTAGCTAATAAGAATTGAGTAGGAAGCATATCAGTTTCTATTACCCAATGAGCATCAGATAAATCTATTTCCTTACAATTAGGATCAACCATAATGTCAAATGGTGACTTAACCTTAACAAATGGTCCTCCGGGCTGAAGTATATCTATGCTATCTTCTAATGCCTGTATCTGACCTTCTATCTCTATTATTCGTTTAGAGTCTTTAGCTTTCTCTAAGTCTTTGGATAACTTAGCTAAATCAGCTAATGCTTGTTCGCTACTCTCAGCTTTAGGAGTCCAACCTATCTTCATCCAAGCTCTATTAGTAAGTAAGCATGTGACTACACATCTCTTAGCTTTAGGTTTTAAGTTAATTCCAGGGGCAGCTAATCTACCACCTATAACATTTACTAAGCGTTCTAATGTTGTAGCTAACCCTCTTCTTTCTTCTATATTAGCTGTAAATTCTGCTTCTGGATTTCTAGCATATAGAGCTGGAACCATTGTAGTTACATTAGCAAATACTACATTCTCAGTTTCTGTAATATTGTTGTTAAGCTTTTGATTTCCAATACTATTTCCTGATCCATTTTGTTTTCCACTTCTATGACCTAATTGATCATTCTCATAGTAACGAATAGCTTCTGCCCATGATTCCCTAATGCCTTCAGTATGCTTCATTACTTGTGCAACACGAGATTTCCATACTTTACCTTGAGCTTTAGATACAGGAATCTTGCTATCACCAACTACTTTGTATGTAGGATCTTTACGCTTACGTGTTCGTCTAGGAGCAGATTCTCCTAAAGAACTATTAATAGCATCATCTACATCTTGTGGTATTAATTCATCAGCCATTACTTAGTTCCTTTTTTCATCATTTTCTTCATTTCTTCTTCATATTTCTTTCTTTTTTCTTGCAGCTGCTCCATGGATTTACGTCCTCTAGCTTCCATTGTTTCACTAGGTTTCATTTCCTTTTTAATCTGTTCCATAAGTGGAGTACTTTGTGTTGGTTGACGTAATTGATAAGGAAAAGGAACAGCATCTGCTCCTGTAGCATATGGAGCACCAATAAGTCTAGGATCAAAACCTGTTTGTTTACGTTTTAAGGCTTCTAATACTGGAGACATTTTTGGTCCTAATGCTTGTTCTGCTTTTTGTCTTGTCGGTCCTTGACGAAATTCTACACCAGCATCAGTACGATTAGATGCTACAAAATCTAATAAATCCTCTCCTGTATCTTTATCTATACCTTGTAATGATTGTACATTAGATTCTGGATTAATAGTATTACCTAACTGTCTGGTTTCTTGTGTAGATTTAGTACCAAAATATTCATTATCTATTTTATCTAACTCTGCTTTAATACGTGCAAGTAGCTGTAAATCGGACTTACTAGGATTTTCAACATTTCTTATCATCCGAGCACGTTGTGCTAAATTTGCCAAATCTTTTTTAGTATCAGCAAGACGACTAGCCATACTAGCATCTTTTCCACCTCGAAGCATAGCTCCGGGAATCTTTTTACCTTTAGCATCAAGTTCAAAAAATACATCACTATCAGGAGTACCTTTTTTAAATCCCGGAAACATTTCATCTAAACGTGAGTACATATCCTGTATATCAGCATTTAAATCTTCATTTTGTCCAAATCTTTTTGCTATTTCTCCTGCGCGTCTTTTAATTCTTGTTGGACCTTCACGATTAAAAACTGTTGTAGGTGTGTTAGAATATTTATTTTGTCCCCCAGATAATTCTGGACGCTTTTCTACAGCTTTATTGATATTAAATGTAACTTCATTAGCTTTATCTAATATTTTTTGTTCGTCAGAACTACGCCCAAGATTTTCTAGTTGAGATTTATCTCTCCATTTCTGTACACTTTTATTTTGATTAGAAACTCTTCCAGCTTCATTAGCTCTATGAGCCAAACTCTCTTCTATTTCAGAATTTAATATTCTATCTAAAGTCATTTGTTCGCCAGCAGGATCTTCTATAGATTTATATGATTGTTGACCTTTAGTAGCATCATATAATTTTTGCTTGTCTGCTATACGATCAGCAACATGTTTCTTTTCTCCCTCTTTGGCACGAAAAAGTTCTCCTTGTTGTCCTTTACGTAATTCAGGTTCTATTTTAGATTTAAGTTCTTGTTTTTCTCTTCTACTTATTGTTGGTCCTAATTCTGTTTCAGCTAATTCTTTAGCTATTGATTCATCTAATGAAAGTTTAGGATCAGCAAGACCTTGTACTCCTTCTTCTGTTAAACTATCATAAGGATCTGGACCTTCACCTTTTTCTAATAATTCTGAATCTTTAGTTCTTATAGTTGCGCTTTGTCGAGGTTCGGGTAAATCTGACTTAGCTAAAACATCTCCTGTTCCTAATTTCTTTTGTGTAGCTAAAATAGCTTTTACTAATAGATTTAAGTTAGCCATGTCTCAAACTCTTTCTATCTTCTTGAATATCACGTTCTCCCCACTGTCTCCAACCAACATCTTTTCTTATAACAGCTTTAGTAAGCTTAGATATATTAGGTTGATTAGACAACATATATTTTAAAGTATCCATAGCATGATCATCTTTATCAATAGGTTTATCTATTTGTTCTCCAGTAGGAGATTTCTGCCAATAATAATCACTCATCTCATTTATGAAGAACTCTAACTCATCACTAATATATAAGTATGGTGCTTCATATTCTCCTGTAATAGGATTCTGATGATTACGTTGTGGAACAAGATACTGATTAACTTTAACAATACCATTAGAAATATCATTATTACCACGTATACACATAATACCTTCTTCTAAGAAAAAGTCAGCAATTGATTTACCTACTAGCTTTTTACCTACAGCTTTACGTCTAAATATATCTGGATCAGAAAGTATCATGTTACTTGGGTCCACGCTATACTTATTGCGAAGATGCTTAATAGCAGCAAACTGATCTTCAAGTACACATTCTTTCTCATAGGCTCCACCCATGATAAACACATTACCCAAAGTATCACAGAACCCCAAAAGATAGCAGTAAGGAACAGCAAGCCCATAGTCATAACCCTCTAAAAATGTAATATTAGATGCTTTAATTTTTAGTTGGTTATAGTAATTTTCAATAGCATGATGAGACATAACATGAACTGCTTGGTTAAAAGAAGGATATACTAATCCTTCATAACTAGCCCATTCACCCATAAGAAACCTAGATCGCATCTGACCCTTATAAGAAGACTCTAATGTCTTAATAAAATCTGGTTCTAGGTTATCTTTGTTTTCGTATGTACTACCTTCATATAAGTCTATGATCGGAATAGGT